CTTTAAGTGTAGAATGTGAATATGCCGTTTGTCAATACGGGCGTCCCCACATTCTACGCGTTTCATTGCCTTAAGCTCCAACTGCTTGCCTGGCTTCTTTGCGGGCTTGCTTGGCAAGCTTGTTGCTCTGCTTGTGGGCGTCAATTAGCTTTGACGCTTGCCCTGCCGTTATGCCTCTAGAAGCAGGAATGGCTTGCCAGTACATCAGTTGCAATTGAGCCTCTGATGCTGGTCGTTTCCTCCATTCAGCATTCAGATCTACGAGATAGGTACTCTCATTTGGGTCATCCAGTACGATAGCAGCGAGCCGCTCTGCTTCCCCCCTTGCAAGGGGAAGAGGAAGAGGCTCGTCAGTCCATATCTGCCTTGCGCCATTTTCATGCGCAAGTTTGGCGCACACATAAAAGTTATTGGGATCGCTCTTAGACGGCATAAGAGCGATTTTGTGCTTTTCTCGACCTACCTCCATAATGTGCACTCCGCTATCGTTAGTACTCCAATTGAACCTACTAAACAGATCTACAGGTTTATCCTTTAATCTCTTTTCTTTAAGAATTCTGACCTGTATTTCCTTTTCCTCCTTCTCTTCACGCTCAAGGAGGGACAGCATATCTTCCCCATTGCGCATATTTTCCATGCCAATTGCGCGTTTTAGGTTCTGAGGATACATTTTATGTTTCGTGCAGTTGTCCGTTATATCGAGCATCAAACACTCCTGCTTCCCAGGAGATAAGCGAAGTCCTCTACCACACATCTGGATATATAAACCACGTGATTGGGTAGGACGGGCCATAATGATACATTCGCACTCTGGCGAGTCCCAGCCTTCAGTTAACACCATAACAGAGCAGAGGACTTTTACTTCACCTAACTTAAAAGCTGCATAGATCCTGGCTCGCTCCTCTAAAGGAGTCGAACCTTTGATCACAGCAGAAGCGATGTCCGCTTCACTGAATGCACTGGACATCATCTCGGCATGCTCTACAGACACGCAGAAGCATGCTGCTCGCTTCTCATTGGCATATTCCTTATATTTAGATACGATCAACTGGTTACGTTCTGGTACGTTTACAGCGCGATCAAGCTCGACTTCGTTAAAGTCGCCCATGGATTTACGCACATTATCAATATTAATGTGTGTCTGGATAGCTATTGCACGGAAGTTGCAGAGGTAGCCGTCTTTGGCCATTGTTCTAATGTCAATCTCATAAAGAGGCTTGCGCCCCCTTAGTATGTCTTTTTTGTCCAGTCGTTCAGGCGTAGCTGTGACACCCAGGACAAATGCATCTGGAAGAGCCTCTAGTACTTTCTTGTACGATGGCGATTGAATATGATGCGCCTCATCAACTATGATGAGGCCATATCCGATGTTTTGCATCTTTTCGATATGTTTATCTCTACATATTGTCTGAATACTGGCAACTGTGACCTCACCACCATACTCACATGAACCCGCTCCCACCTTTCCGATGATCATGTCAGGCCTTACCATGCGAAACTTATCGATTGCTTGCATGAGCAACTCGTCTCTATGCGCTATAAAGAGCACATTAATTCCATGCTCTTTTTGAAGTTCATGGATGAGGACAGAGGCGATGCATGTTTTGCCTGCACCGGTTGGAAGCACCACTACTTCATACTTACTTACTCCTTCTTTATATGCATTAACAACACAATTGACGCATTCTTCCTGATACGGCCTCAATTCTAGCATCTATCTTTCTCCTTTCCTTATTTCTCTACTGGGTTGTCAATTATTGACAAATCAGACTCCTTCACGAAGACCGACCGTCCACTAGACCCAAATTTCCATTTCTGAATGTGGTGTATTCGACATCGATTTCTCCAACCCTGTGCGCTGATCTTGTAGCGCTCAGCGCACGCTTCCATATTGAGGTATCTCACCCCGTCAACTTCTTTGATCTGTGATGCCATTATTTTTTCCTCTTTCTTTGCTCATTTGAGCTTACTGATACAGCAAGTATAGCACACATATGGCAACATTGCAACACCTCATACAAAATGACCAGTTTTATGGCAACTTGAAAACTCATTGATTTAAGTGTTGACAAGTTGCTACAAGTGTGGTATTCTTTCTGTAGTTGAGAGTGCGTAACGCAAATTTCCTGAGACGGTACGCACCCAATGATTTTAGAAGTCCTACCAAAGAGTAGGCATGAATGAAAGAAGGTTTTACACAATGGCATTTAACGTAATTGATTTAATGGACCAACAGAGCGTAGAAGGCGCAAGATCTACAGTCCCTTTCTTTTTCAGGCTGGGAGATACTCAGAGAGCATCAATTCGGCCTCTCCTCAATCTTGACGGTGCTTGTGAGGTTTGGTTCCACAAGATCTACAATCCCCAAGGAAAATTCTATGTGGAGTCTACATGTGCTCGTGTGATTGGTAAAAAGTGCCAATTGTGCGAGGATGCGATGCGTGCGGCGGACAGAAAAGCAAAAAAGGACATATCTGCAAAGCAGATGTTCATGCTTCCAGTGTGGTTGTATAACATCAAAACCAAGAAAATTGAGGATGGCATGGCTGTCCTTGATGAAAATGACAATCCTGTCTTTGAGGACCTAATGTACACTAATAAGGAAACAGGCGAGAAAAAGCTTGTTTCTGGCGTACGTGTCTTACAGCTAATGTTCAAAGAGTCAAGTTTCGCAAAGATTGCGGACACATTCAAAGCCATGTACAAGGCTGGTAACAGTATTGCAGATCGTGACTTCTTAATTGAGAGGCATGGGAGCGGTACAGATACCTCCTATGAACCATCGAAACGAAACCCTTCTGCCTTCTCTGTAAAAACAGATTTTGATGTTACTGAGGAGTGGGTAAAGCAATCCTGTATTAACAATTATCCTCCCCAAGTAGTTGCTGAGAATTACCGTGCAAGGGGGACATCTGATCCTGCAATTGACGCAGTTGTACAAGGTGTGAAAAATGCACAGATTGCAGATGACACAATTGGCGATTTCTAAATTTGTAGATTAGTTAAGAGGCATCTTCGGGTGCCTCTTTTTCGCATAAGGAGAAGGATGAACACACGCACCGTAGCCCAATTGTTTAAATTGGACATCGAAGAGATGTTCGATAAGTGGGAGGCAGGCAAGCCTTTGCGTACGGGAATGCCCCATGCATCAGCCATATTGGCTCCAGAGAGTGCCTACTGCCTCCGATCGCTTGTGCTTGCTGCACAGTACCCAGAGCAAGCTGAACGGCCTCCAATCAAGCCCTGGTCGACTAAGATTAATCAAGTCTTTCTCAACGGATGGGCATTACACGAGAAATACCAGGATTTAATGCAGAAATTTGGGAATGTCGTTGAGGTAGAAAAGAGTCACTACGATGAAGACAGATTATTGCATTTCACGCCCGATGCCATTGTTGAGCACGCAGGCAAGCGTATGGTAGTTGAGATTAAAGGCTACAAGCAAGAGAATTTTGCCACTCTGGATGAGGACAGTGATCCTCCTGATGCGGCATGGAAACAGTGCAATCTGTATATGCACTTGCTAGAGTTGCGATTTGGGCTTATACTGGTAGAGAATAAAAACACACAAGAGCTGAAATGCTGGTGTGTCGAGTTCAATCGGGAAATGGTGCAACCCTACTTGGACCGGATTTATCATTTCAGAACAGCTTTACATAAAGCAGAAAATGACAAGCCACTCCCTGCGCGGGTATGCAGCTCACAACGTGATCGTAATGCGGGAAAGTGTATTATGTGCAAATGCTGCTTTAGTAAGAGAGGATAAGATATGAGGTACAAACAGTTAATTGCGATCATTCAGCTTTTGGAAGCGTGCGACAAAGAGCCAAATGCTGAGAACATTCAGAAGGTGGCGTCATGCATGGATATTGATATCACAATTGCAGAAGTAGAGACGCTTGCTGCAATTGTGAACGCCATGGGAGGATACAAGAATGGATAAGGAGATAGAATATGCAGGGTATTGTCTTGAAAATCTCATCAATTGTGATAAGGCAACTCTTACACATTGGGCAAAGGAACAACCAGAGAAACTAAAAATGCTCAAAGATGCACTTAACGAGTCATTGGACCTCCCTTTGCATCTTTCATTTGATCACGATACAGGAGAATGCGTAATTATGCATAGTTTCAAAGATGTGCATTGGGTGCGATATGCGTGTCTTGAAGATGGCTCAATTACTTTCGACTGTAAAACGCGTAAGTTCGCACGGGATCTTTTTGAAGCGTTAACGCATGCAACGTGTGGAGATGATAACTGATGATTAAGAAAAGATTTAAAGCCAGAGTCCGTAATTCATTAGATGGTATTCCTGTAAAGAAGGATAAATCCTATCAGAAGTCCCTAATACGATCAAAGAAGCAATTTGACCTGGATAGGCAGATATTCAAAGAGATCGACATGTGCTCATTTATCAGGCCAATCGTACCAGGTGAGTTGGACGGATTTGTCTTGCCGGAAGAGATCGACGACAGGGACATCAGATGGGTCTATGTCCTAGACCCAGGATCCATGAGCCACGTCAGGGAGCATATGAAGATCCTTCCAACGCATACCGGCGCGGTCATGTTTGACATCACCGATGGGGAACAGGCTCACGCCCGCATCCTCCTTGATCAAGCCCAAATGGAGATCATTCGCGAATCCATGAACAAAGTAGAGATAGGGAAGATCGTGAATGGGAAGTTGACAAGAAATGAGACCTGATGCGCTTTACAAGCTCTCCGTGCATGGAGGTGACACAAAGGCGTTTCTCCTTGCTCTGCATAAAAGCAATACAGAGCGACAAATCAAACATACGGAGGCTATCAGCTTGAAAGATATAAGAATGAGTGACATATCTGACATGCCTACGATGTTCATTGCTTCTGTGTATCCCAGGGTCACAGAAAAGCTCATCCAGTGCGGTCCTGTTGATGATCACGGGCGCGTATACATCAAACTAATTAATCTGGAGGCTCTCACCATTGACCTGGCAGATCTGGCTGTTGACCGCTTCTTTGAGCGCTTCAAAGCTTACCCAGATGAGCTAGTAGCATGTCCAAGCCGCATGGCACGTCTTAACACGTACTACTTCTTTCCCAAAGATCATCTTCCGATTCCATTCGTGCGTAATTTCATGTACCCAATCGACTACGATCTCCTTGCAAGGGGGTATGTATGACCGGACCTGTATGCTTTGCAGTTGGATCTCTTACTGCAATATTCGCTATCGGGTGCTTTCTGGCATATATGCATATGAAATCGTGCGAAAGGTGGTTAAACGACAATCATCCCCCTTGCAAGGGGAGATATGCACGCTTTTACAGTCGAGATGCGTGCAAAAAGGCGCGTGCCATCACTGAGGAGGATGACATGGAAGGGCAAGCGCAATCATTGATCAAAAGTATTAATGAAGATTGGATGAGATAAATGCGCTATTGCATGTATTGTATCCCATCTAAAATGACAGATAGCAAATGCCTGTGTGGGGCAGCTATCTGTCATGACCACAAAGCAGAGTACGGGCCTCTTTGCCCGATTTGCAAGCGACTGGGTGAGGACCGCTCTCCAGTCTTCAATCCAAATGAAACCATGTTAGAAATCGAAAGGACAAAACCATGTTACTAACAGTATTAGAGGTCGCAAAAGAATTACGTGTAGATAGCACGACCGTACGTCGTTGGATACACAATGGGTGCATGGAGGCTTTAGAGCTTCCTCGTATTGGCAAACGTAAAGCATACAGGATTGAAGAGGGAGAGCTTGCAAAAATACTGGAAGGGGGAAGCGGATGTTTGAAGAACAAATAGCAAAAGGAGCAGCACTGCTTGATGAGAAATGGCCAGGGTGGGAGAATGTGATTAGCCTTGATACACTCGACATAGGCTCAAGTTGTGATTGCGTCATTGGACAGCTGTATCCTGGGATTGAATTCCCAGGAGTGACCTATGAACTGTTTCCAATCAGAGATCTAATGCCTAGAGTATGCAAAATGAGGGAATACGGCTTTGCAGTGGATTGTCATGGATTGAATTATGTAGAGCGCGATCTGATGTATGCAGATCTTACAGATGAATGGGTAGATTGTATTACTGGGAGGAGAGAAAGCAAATGATATTCGTTGAGTCGTTTGTTGGTTTGCAAGGTGAAATGAGCAATTCAGTAGCAATGGCTACCAAAAAGATGCAAGATTGGATAGAAAGAAAAGAACAAGACCTAGATGTTGCGGATATAGAAATCACTTCTATGCAAACTCATGCATATGAAGGATACTATATAATAACAGCAGTGATTAAGATAAGCTGATAATACCTAAACAGGATGCATTTAGAGCACCCGTTCAATTGGGTGCTCTATTTTTATGGCCTAAATGTTACACAAGAATGAGAAATAGAGCCACAGTCAAAATCTGAGAGAGTTGGGTGCTACCCATATCAGCTATCGTCTCTCCCCTGGCAAGGGGGCTGTGATCGATCGTAGAGGCACATGATTTGAAGTGGGAGGGCTCATTGAAGCGCAACTTTATGCCGTATATAGCAACTTATGGCTATCCGTTGACAAGTTGCCATGAGTGTCGTATACTCTTAATAAGAAAGGAGATTTACGGAATGCCAAAGTTAATCAAGAATGATCAGACCGCTCGATTAGCGTTTTACATGTTACCATCAACACGCGAAAAGATCGAAGAAGATGCTAAGAAGCATAGACGGTCAATGTCAGCAGAAATGAATTACATTATAGAGCAGTACTACTTACTGCAACAAGAAACAAAAAAGGAGCTGCTCGAAACAGCCCCATCAGAAAGGTAAAAAGATGTCCACTCAAAGTAATGATAACACAAATCTCACGGTTTTCAACTTTAAAGATCAAGAGGTCAGAACCTTAAAAATTGACGGATCAATTTTATTCGTCAATGCTGATGTCTCTATTGTGCTAGATATAGACCCAACGCAAGCGCGTAGATTAGACGACGATGAAAAGGGTCTGTATACTATACAGACCCTTGGCGGCCCACAACAAATGCTTTGTGTTACCGAGTCAGGTCTCTACCACTTGATATTCACCAGCCGGAAAGAGGAAGCAAAAATCTTTCGTCGGTGGGTTACTGGCGAAGTTCTTCGCCAGTATCCGCAAAACAGGCACTTACTCAGTGCTTAGTAGTCAACTAGACACAATACAGAAAGTCGAGAAAATATTCAAGCTTCTGCTAGAAGCAGTGTCCACAAAGGAGATACTAGAGAACAAACAACTGGCTCCATCAGGGTTATTCATGCTTCGTAAAATGCGTCTCATGTTTTACCGCGCTGTAAGGGATTACGAGGCAGTGATAAAATTTTATCACTCAAAGAAGTACAAACCAGGCTTTAAAAGCAGTGCAGAACCACTTGCAGTTATCACGCAAAATGGCGATCTTGTAGTTAAACTTCAGTTCCCATTTATTGAAGAGTCGAACTAGCTAATTAGTAGTGGCAAGACCGAAATTATTGGCTTCCCGACATCGGGAAGCCAATAATTTCAGGGAAAGGAAGCGAGCCAAGCATCCTGGCATGTTGAAGCTTGCGCAATTAGTGTAGAATTGCCAGCATAGGATGCACAGTGCATCCTATGCTGGCAGAGAAAGGACACAAAAGTGAGCAAAGACCCCACTGAGGCCAACATACATGTAGTGCGCGATGAAACATTGTATGATGGTGATCTTAGCGTAGATTGCATAGTTACATTCTCATCTCCTGATGCAGCGCAAAAGATCGTCATCAGGTATAGCAGCGATACTGAGAGTATCGTGGAAGCGCAGATATGTAAAGATGTTGCTGAATATATAGAAGATCCTGCAGGATGGACAAAAGAGTATATCCGCAAGGGCACGGATAATCAGCAGAAGCTCCGTGCCCTAGAAGGTGAAGCGGACGAATACCGCAAGGGTATCGAGCAAAGTGAACGCTTTATCGCAAACAAGAAATATTGGCTTAATGAAAAAGAAAAGCAAATAGCCAATCTCAAGCTTGAGATGCAGGAAATAGCAGAGCAAGAATAGAAATGAGGATTGGAACTTGAGCGATGATAGCGAGCAAATGGAGGTCATCGGCAACATCTGGGAGAACAAAGACATGCTAAATAACCAATAGTCGACACTCCAATCAAAATTACCCCTTGCAGGGTGTGCGCAAGGGGTAATTTGTGCTCAATCGCATTGAGGGCCCCCACAGATTTGACCCATATCAGCTATCATTGAAGCGCCGACAAGCCACCTCTTGACCATTGTAGCGCCATTAGCAAATTGCACATTGCTTCGCTTGTCAATGATTGCCAGGGCTGTTCTGTGGCTTTTCAGAGAATGGTCCTGTCATTAGAACGTCAGGGTACAGCGTGTTTGGGTCTGGCTGGTAAACGTCACTCTTCCCAGTTAGCTCCGTGACCGTATTCTTGATAATACAGTAAAGTTGATCACTGATACTGAAGCGCTCTTTGTTCATCTCAAGCCCTTTGAAGATGTCAACCTCACTTCTGCCAGATGCTGCTAACCAGTCACATGTCATCTCTATCACGTCTAGCAGGTTCATATCATCAATACCGTTTTTAAAGTATTCAGGATGATGTCGATTAGAGTGCAGATGGTGATCGAGGGCGGGTTTTATGCTTTCATAGACCGCTTTCATGCCCTCAGAGCCAAATGCGTGTTTTTTGAACTCAGGAAAGGCATTATCGTATGCCTCATACTCCACTGGCAGGAACTTCGAATTGTCGTGTACGACTGCCCTCCCAAATAGCGCATTTGCCACATTCTGTAGATAGAGCCCCACACGGCGTTTATGGTCTATTAAGTCTGCCAAAAAGTCACTTGGCATTGTTTTTTACCTTTCTCTTATGGATGTCGATACATATTTTAGCATGAAAGGGCAGATCAGAACAGATTGCCCGTTGTCCCTACCTCAATTTCGCGTAAGTCATATTTTACAGTTGTTTTATTCTCTTATGTCCTAATGCCATTTGGGCTATGCGAATATCATTGCAAATATCGTCAGTGCAATCCCACTGATAGCCGTCCATATACTGGCCACATTAAATCCTCTCTTTCAAGCTCCTAATTGCAACTAATTAATCTTAGTCGCAATAATTAGAAAATATGTTCACATCTTTACGCTATCCATGCGCTAATTGCCTCTATTTACGATGAGTATGATGTCCTGTCACGTCTCAGGATACCTAGCTAACAATTATGAATACTCAGCTAACAGCATCACTTGTACGGACATGCGCACTCTGTCTACCCGCCAATCACTATTAGTATGAATATCTTTAAAAGCGCAATAAGAATAATAAAGAACGTGTAGATGCACATCAAGCCTATCATCGATATAAACATTATAATTGCAAAGTTAACGATCGTTATCTTTTTTCTCTCCTTTGGCTTATTAACAGGCCAGATAGCTTTTACTTTTGCAGTATCAATATTATGAAATGCATCTAAAGATCCAAAGTCATCGTCATATGGCAATTTAAACGGCTTCTTGAACTGACTCATGTGCCACCTCAAAGAATGCTATCTCACAGCTATTAAGGCAAAATTAGTTCTCTCCTCCCATTGGCACTATATTATCTACAATATCCTTAATTGTTGGATGTGTCCCTTGTAGTGCTTGCGTCTGTGTTGCAATGTATTCGGCAAACGTGCGCAAGAACTGCGATATCACCACCGTTTGAGTCGCTCTGTTTTGAATTTGATCAATGAGATTAAAGGCATCAAGATGAAACTGATTTGACTGGATCGTATTAATGTTGTCCTGAGCATTTTTCCGCTTCTTGAGTAGTTGATGAGCTTGATTAAAGTTATTTGCTGACAACGCTCCAAGCGCAATAAGAGCCGCTTCTGCATCGATAACATCCTGTTGTTCCTGTTGTAGACTCATATTGACTCCTTCTCATGCATACGGGTTATTGTTGTCTTGCCATCTCTTGTATTCTCGACGCTTATCATCTCACCTTGAATGGATATAAGTATTCCGCGCGTCTTTAATGCTAAGCATATTGTTTCTATTGTGTGCTCTAATTTTGTGTTCTCCTTCTCAATATCGCCTATTCTTCTCCTAAGCGATTGAGACTCTAGCTGCATGGCCTCAATTGCATTCTTCTGAGCTTTCTCCGTTGCGTCATCAAAATTGCTTTTTGTCCTCTTTATTGTGTAATAAGCGCTTATGATGACCGCAATGATAGTAACCGCAATGCTTGGCCAGCCTGATAAGCCTGGAACATCCATAATTATTTGCCTGATTTCGGGAGTATTATCACAATAGCTTCAATTGCAGCACTCACAATATCTTCAGGAGGAAGAGGTCTTTTAAAAGCCTTGAACAGCCTGATCACCATGCTTACTGCGATTTGCTTCTTGGCTTCTCCTGATAAATTCTTATGCTGCTGCTCTACTTGTTTTACTGCTATTTCAGCAAAATCCTTTAACGCTGCAAACTGACCTGTAGGGAAACGCTGAATAATATATTGAGCAACGGGAGCCATGAGATGCCACGTAAGAGGCCACGTTGCAAAAAAGATCATGCTAATCCACTGAGCTGTTGTCATGGCACCTCCTACTGGACTTGGGTAGCATCTACAATCAATTGTGCATCAGCCTGGATACGCTTGCTAATGATGTTGATTTGTCCCAGATTGGACGATGCAAGCAAAGCCTTGAGCGCTGCATTCTCACCCTGCAAGGAGGTCACACGAGGATCTTGGCCTATTCCAGAGTCGATGTGCAATGGATAGACGCGGGAATGCTCTAGACCAGGCGGGGTATCTATCGTGTGGGGCACGGGATCAAAGCAGAGCACGCCTCTTTCAAATCGTTGAAAAACAACACCTGTACGACCTGTGATCGGTATCTCGTTTGATATTGGGAGCCCTAGGAAGCTTAACCCGCAAAAAGCAGCATTCCCATATTTCTTGTACTTATCAAGTATTTCACCGTGTATCGTATTTCCGTTGTCTTTGCATTTCCATGCATCACCATCTGCTGCAAAATGCGATGCCACGGTTGGGTTGTTTAGATCAATCATGATGGGTTTCTCCTCTGGTTGATTTCCTGCTAGATATGGCCATAATTCTGGCCAGGGATAGGCCCCTGGGCATCTGGCCCTGTTGACGGGATCTAGACTATAATGCCCTGTGATACCTCCTGATGCATCTGCAATACGCATGGGGATGTTATTGCGTTGGCAAATGTCATTGATGAGCCAGAAGCTTGACGCTTGTTGAGCAGGAGTAAGCGCAATAGCGTTGGTCGTGTCAGGCTTGCAGTGCTCAATTGAGATCGTGACATTGTTGGGATTGGGCGTGTTCGTTTCCGACCACCAAGGATCGTGACCAGGTGTCACCACGCCATTAGCCCATGCCCCATCACCTTCTAGATTGCATTGCACTATTTGCCCATCCGTACCAATCACATAATGAGAACTAACACCTGCATTCTGGAAATATTGAGCAATAGCTTGCGCCGACGATCCTCCTGCTGTACCATGCAGAATGAGCCATTTAGGCTTATTGCCATTTCTACCAGGAAAACAATTATTGTTAAGTATCTTGATGATGTTCACAATATCCCCTTGCAAGGTGGTTATACTCCCGTTGGTAGAGGCTTTATCACTAAAATCTTGGGAACACCGGTGCCATCGTCTGGATGCACAACTTTAGAATTTATCACTATCTTAACCCACATATACCAGTTACCTATAGTGTCAACATCAGCAGCTTGATACACATATGATGCCTTACCATTATCTGATGCATCTATTGTCCAGCTTCCACTGCACGTCTTAATTGTTGCAGGACTATCAACATTTTGCATCTTCATGGTGATAGTAGCACCCAGTATGCTCATGAACCCATTCTCATGCAAAATTTGGATAGAAAAAGGATTTGCAATATCCCCAACGAAGATAGGTGTAAAATCATCAATGGGTACTACTAGCGACATGAAACCCTCCTAGACTGCTTGGAGATCGCTTGTGAGAAGCGTAGAGCCGTCCTCATGAACAAAGAGGTAACAGGCGCTCTCTTCTTGCCTCCAACCTATACAGTGCGTCGTAGCGTTACTCACCACACTGTCATCACCTGGGTTCAGCTCCATACGCCGACGCCTGAAAAAGACAGGCGTGGCATCATGGGGGACAGCTACTTTGTGGGCACTGGACAACTCAAGAGTCGAGACTTGAGAGGCGTTCACCTCCGCAAAGCCACGACCATCAGGCCGCGATGCATCGTACTCTGGGATCTGGGTGCCATCGCGATAAGTGGCACACCATTTGTATGCATCTGCTGTCATGTTTTACTCCTTTATTTAATAACTTATTGTCAAATCACTAAAATTCGTCGTAAGTTAATACCACATTAGGCAGTGCTATTGCGCTTCCAGGACCGCCAGCATACGAAAAGTCCACTCCCAGCACGCAAACTGCCATATCCCCATTTGGACCACTGCCAGATGTTGCAACGCTCGTATTATCATACAATGCTGCTGTAGTCGTCATAAGCGTGTAGCCAGATGGCGTTGCACCATTGGATCCGCTTGAAGCTGGCCGATTACCTGATGCTGATTGTGCATAGGATGCAACGGCAAGTTGCTTCCAGAAGAGCTGCAAACCAGTTGCCGGTGAACTGCCCATTGAGATTTTTCGATTATTAATGGTTGTCGTTCCTGTGGTCGTGACCGCTAGAACGAGATTTTTTATCCAACTGAACACGGTCCCTGTAGCAGTTGGCACTGCAATGGATGTTGTGCTCGTGGCGGAATCGGCCAGATTATATTTGCATCCCGCTTCGACGTTTGCCCATGAAACTGTTGCTCCTGTTCCTATTTGCCCCTGACATACCGCTGCTGCCATTTTGATACTCCTTATCTTGTATAAAGCGTGATTTCGCCACTTCTTACGTAAAGCGCAATATAGCCACTTCTCGTATAAAGCGTACAATTTTGCGCTGGCGGTGGCGATGATCCCGATAGTGATGCCGTACTAGTAACAGTACGTGTATTAGTAGACAATAGCGCAGCATCACTGATAATTGCTCGTGACTTCACATCTGCCAGCGATACTGTAGATGTAATAATACGCGTATTCGTCTGCAACAATGAGGATGTTGAAGTGATAGTACGCGTATTTATTGCTAATAGTGCAGCACTTGCTGAAATACTTCTATTCAAGCTTGCTATCAATGCCATTTCACTGGCAATGACACGCGCATTGATAGCAAGTAGGACAACTGTAGATGTGATACTACGCGCATTTACCGTAAGTAGAGCTGCTGTATTAGTGATAATGCGTGTATTAGTTGTCAATAATGCAGCAGTACTGATAACAGTCCTAACATTTACCAGAGACACCGTACTAGTAATAGTGCGTGTATTAGTTGTTAATAATGCAGCAGTGCTGATAACGGTCCTGGTGTTTTCCTGCAACAATGATGCTGTACTTGTGATAGTACGTGTATTCGCAGCTGTACCAGATAGCGCCACTGTTGATGTAATAATACGCCTGTTTATAGCCAGTGATGCATTACTTGTGATAGCTCGTGCACTAACAGTTAATAATGCAGCATTACTTGTGATAGCTCGTGCACTAACAGTTAATAATGCAGCATTAGTAGTTATAGTACGTGTATTAGCTGTTAAGAAGGCAGCACTTGTTATAATACTTTTATTTGTAGTTACAAGCAATGAAGCAGTATTAGCAATAGTACGGGCATTTGTCTGCAACAAAGCAGCAGTATTAGCAATAGTACGGGCATTGCTAAATGATACTGTTGAGATTATAGTACGTGCGCCAGTAACAAGTAAGGCAACATCAGATGTAACTGTACGCGTATTTGTTATTGATAAGGCAGTAGTAGATGTAATAACACGCGTATTGATAGACAACAATGCTGTATCAGACGCAATAGGCCTAACAATAACAACTAGTAATGCAGAAGTTGAAGCGATAGTACGTGTATTTGTTGTCAATAACGGAGCAGTTGATGAGATAGTGCGCGTATTTGTGCTAATGCCTGATAAAGAAGCGGTAGATGTGATAGTACGCCTGTTTATCACCAGCGATACGTCACTAGTGATAGTGCGTGCACTAGTGCTGATATTCGATAAAGAAGCGGTAGATGTGATAGTACGCCTGTTTATCACTAGTGCAGCTGTACTTGTAATAGCCCGCGTGCTAACAGTTAATAATGCAACATTAGATGTTATGGTGCGTGTACTAGCTGTTAACAAGGCAGTACTTGTTATAATACTTCTATTTGCAGTTACAAGCAGTGTAGCTGTAGATGCAATAGTACGCGTCTTTGTTATTAATAATGCAGCATCAGATGTGATAGTACGGGCATTAGTTATCGATAAGGATGCATCGGATGTGATAGTACGCGTCTTGCTGAATGATACTGTTGAGATTATAGTACGTGTATTTGTTGCCAACAGTGTAGCTGTAGATGCAATAGTACGTGTATTTATTATCAACAATGCAGCAGTAGATGTAATAATGCGTGTATTTGTTGTCAATAGTGATGCATCGGATGTGATAGTACGCGTCTTTGTATCTGCTAGTACAGCTGTGGATGCAATAGTACGTATATTCGTTTGCAACAATGACGCTGTAGATGTAACAATACGCGTACTTGTCCTCAGCAATGTGGCTGTACTAGTAACTGTACGTGTATTCGTGCTTGATGCTGATAATGCAGCGGTAGATGTTATAGTACGTGTGATTGATTGAGATTGAATTGAACCAACTGCATAAAATGTCGATGGACTATTCTGATTATTGTATTCGGTTGCAATCCAATTAGCAGAACGTGCAATATTCGATATCCTGATCTCATCAATCAATCCATCCCAGTACGCAGCATCATCGTTGCCAATATGCAGTTTTGCAGTAGATGATTGGAAATTTGATGTATTTCCGTCCGTACCTGATTGCGATCCATCAACATATACGCGCGTGTTGGTACTATCTGCTACTTCTGCCACATAATGCCAATTTGTATCTGCCGGTAGTGTTCCTGTCGCGATATCAGCAACGCCATATTTTGTCATTTTAAATTGATTAATAGTGGCAGGGGACTCTCCTACCCCTAACATATACCCACCAACGCCGCCTTGTCCCTTCACAACAATAGAACCTACTGAACCTGTTGATGTTCGTTTTATCCATGCACTAATAGTCAGTGTGTTTTGACCGGAAATGGTAAGCGAAGCGCTGTTATTTACCTCAACAGCGCGTGATGATCCATTAAATGATTGCGCACCATCAATTTTACCAGAACTAGTTGATATATCTCCAATTGCTGAATTAAATGTTGTATAAGGAGTGCCACTATTAGCGTTTGATGTCGAATCCTTTATGCTATTGCTTGTTCCTGCTGCTTCTTTCATGTGATATACAGCAGCATAATTGCTATTCCAAACAGCCGTTATATTCTCTTGAGACGATGATATAGCAGTATTATCAAAATACATATAAATGACGGTATCGGTAGCCGTTGCAAGAGTGGGTACGCATACCCACATCGCAATTTCACCGGTAGTTGAGACGTATTTCTCTATTTCATGATCAAGCTTTGTTGCCTCCGCACTATTCGTGAAAATAATATCAAAGCCAGAGCTGTTCTGGACCTTCCCTCCATTACCAATTGTTTTGAGATCAGCATCAGTCAAGCTGATCAGCACTGGGAAATTTGTCTGATCAGCATTAACAACTTTTACGTGATCGATCGTTATGCTCTTCTTATAGAGATAACTGGTATTAAACCAGGTCATAATAGATACCCATGTGCAACTACAGCATTATTTGTGTTTCCGGCTCCAAGAGCGGGGCACGTTACCACAATATCGGTATTTGTTGTACTTGATGGTATCGGTGGATTGAATGCAACAACACAGGGTGTATTTGGGGCCAAGACACCTGTAACGGCTGTATAAATGTAGGAAAGTGTTCCGGTTATTACTCCTGCAACGGTTGCAACCACAGGCAGTCCTACTGTCGCCCCGCTTCCCGTAATTTCAAAACCAGTAATGTAGGTTGTTTTACTGGCAGCTCCCACCAGTGTTGCCACTCCGCTGCTATTTGCGACATTGCCAGATGCCGCCGTGATAGGTGTGGCGGCGGATGGATAGGGAGTCGAAGGATTGGCCAGTAGGGGTGTCATGCTAGCTAATCCTTGCACAGAGAGAACATCACTAGAAGCTGTCCCAGCTGTTCCTAGAGCAGGCTGTTTGGCAGATGTTGACGCTCCCGTTGGCAAAGGCAATGAAGCCGCTGATACAGGCTGGGTCGTCGCGCTCCCGTCAGTCTTCAGAGCGGTCATACCAGCTAATCCTTGCACGGAAATCACATCACTAGAAGCTGTACCAGCTGTTCCCAACGCGGGTTGCTTAGCTGATGTCGACGCTCCCGTAGGTAGTGGCAAGGTAGAGGCCGATATGGGTTGTGTTATCCCGCTCCCATCGACTTCTATTCGATGGTTCCCACTATCCCAGATATCATTGAGGATTTTGACAAGTCCCCTTAGTTTGCCCGAAATGCTGCCGTTGGCATCAGTTGTTATAGCTGCATCAGTTGTTGCGCCTGTTGTTGCAGATATTGCATCAAGATCTGTTTTTGCAGATGCAAGGTTTCCACCGCTCTCCAGTGCAATTAGCGATGTATTCAAGTTAGTTCCCGCATTTGCAACAACTGTCCATGATCCGCTTTGTGACACCGCACTTACCCCTTGCAAGGAGGACACAGATTTTGCATAGAGAAGCAGCGTTCCCGTTGTGGACCCAGATGTCCACGATGTTTGTCTTACTTGCAGATATCGGTATACCCGATATCCATAGAATATACCCGTAGCATTAGTTGTTGTGCCAGCCACGCCTCCATCCGCATCATAAGCCGATACTGACTGAAAATTGATGCCATCATTGGAACCTTGAAATGTAAGAACGCCTCCAGTGGCTATTGTGTCTACTTCAAGCGTCCACATCTCGTATGCGCTGATATCTATTGAAGGTACCAATAGCGCTTCATCAGCGCTTGCGGCAAGTCCGATGATGTTTGTTCCAACGAGCGTTGTTGGCTCAGGAACGTTTGAGACAACTTCTCCATTTGTTGCACTAAAAAGACTAAATTTTACAAGATCACCACCAACAGGGGCACCATAAATTCCAAACAGGCCAGAGGAAAGAGTATTATCTGAAGCAAGTACGTTCCATGGCGTTGGCTCTGTTGTTAGTGCATCCCACACTTTTACCTTTAAGGTAGAACCAATAGCTTGAAAACGCATGTAATACTCAGTATCAATTGATGTAGAAAATGCAGCAGACCCTAAAATGGTATCAGAGCCACTTATGCTTTTACCGATCTCTACTACATTTGAATGAATATTTGCAAAATAATAGTGGTTTGCATCTGAACACCTCAATGCAACGCCCACAACGGCATTAGTATTCCCACCTTGTACAACCTTAACAAGTGCTTCTGTGTCACTTTCCGACATGCTTGCATAGGTATAGACAAAACGAGCGCTACTGTCCAGATAGGTCATTATGATATGATTTGAAGCAAAAGAGGGAGTCTGGTTACCAACCACTTGTGACCATAAATTGCCATCAGACCCAGGACTGATGGCATTTACGCTTCCTCTTCCGCCTGTTAAACATGTGTCTACTGCAAAACTAGTAAGTGTCATTTTTGTCTCCTATTTACCAATGAGAGATATACTAAATGTAAACGACGGTGATGTGCCACCGATAATCCATCGAATGCGAATGGCGCTTCCTGATGACTCAGGCAATGCAAGACCTGTACCAATTGATTTTGAGTCAAAGCCCGTTGTATTCCGCACCGGGCTTAACCAAATGTTATACCACACACCATCAGATCCCAGCCGATCAATGGCAAATTGAAGAGTCGGGCTTGTACCGCTTACAAGTGTCGTGTTTGCATCAAATGCAAGCTCAAAGGACGAAGTGGTGTTAATGTTCTCACTGTTACCGCTCGCTGTACGCGCTAACGATGGTAATGTGTAAAGTATGCTTGAACTCATTATGATACTCCTGCGTCTGACATTGCCTTCTGCCATGAAGGAAGGATAGATGCTTCTATCGCTTCTACGCTATGATTATAAAGTTGAGAAGGTGAACCGTTATCCACTACAAGCGCTTGTGTACGCGTTACGCCTGTTATAAGCAGTGCAACGTCATTTAGCCCCAGCTCTGGCAAGAAACAATTAAGATACTGACCAGCTGCAAGCCCTGTGCGTTGCGTCTCAAAATGGAGGATGCGTCCTATAACACCGTATTGCTGCAAGCGGCTATCTGCCAGGGCATTGGCACCTGCAACATTGATATTTTGTCCTGACACATCTTCCACTGCCTCAATTACTCCAATACCTGCAAGACTAGCGTCAATGTGACCAATGATTGATGCAGAGAATGTTTTAGTTGGGGATGCACTTCCACCGATTGTCCAGCGTAAGCGCACGGTAAGACCCAAAGACTCTTTTGTTACGCATCCAGGACCGATTGAAGTCGAAATCTGAGTAGATCCCGAGCTGATCACCGATGATTGATAGAGAATTGAATAGAGGCCAGTGGCAGTTTTTCTCTCCAGGAAGAATTGCACAGTAGGCGATGTACCACTCTGAGCGGTAATATTAATATCAAGAGCAATACGTCGACACAAACTTACATCGATATCATCCGTGCTTCCACTGGCATTTTGTGAAGCTGACGCTTGATTGAGAAGGGTGAGAGAGGGCACTGTCAAGCCTGACTGAGCGATGTAGTCTCTTTGCGAGATGGTCCCTGAGAATTGCCCTGTGTTGTCTCGTGTGGCAGTTGTCTCAAATTGGCCTACATAAGAGACATATAGCTCATCAGTTGCGATTAAAAGCGTTCCCTCTGTATCAGCTGCAATTGAGTTAGATCCCACCTCATAATAGAAGTCTTTTCCTGTATCAATGCCTTTAACACCAAATGTGACAGGTTGTCCATTAAGCACCATAGAGTCCATAGAAACAACATTGTATTTTAGTGTCCAAGAGGTTGCAGTGCCATCACCAAGCTTTGCCTCATTAAGTGCAATTATATCCAGAACGCCTGTTATGGTTTGCCTATTCCTGTAGAGGTCAGAAGAGTCCTCTACCTCTAACCCTGATACAAGCGCGTCATTTCCTGTCAGTAACCACGGTGCCGGTACTGTTTTGCGATCTGTAAAAATGAAAGAGCCATCAGGCTTGATATTCCAATAATAGTTAGATTGTTTGGCTAAATCGCTTATATTATCACTTCTGTATGTATTGCGATAATCTGCCGTTGGAATAAGTGAACCCGCGCCAATATTTGGATTAGTAACAAGAGTGGTGAAATCAGATACTTGAGGTGTAGCAGCAGGATCTGTAGATGTGAGTGTTATGCGTGTGTAAACTTTCTTGTTGGTTAAGCTATCACCTGATGGCTGTATTCTGAGATTATAAAACCGTGACACGCCTGTATTGTTATATATTCCAGACTGCCCTGACGTAATAGGAGTACTGCTGTCAAGTGCATTTATAAGCTCTACACCGTCCATAGAGACAATTAATCTGTCATTGGAATATTGGAAGATAAAACGGTGATAAGTGCCACGAATGAAACTTATGCTTGTATTTCCATATGTATACGGACCACCAGAATCATATTTGTAAATATATACTGTATTTGGATTAGACGACGCTAGATTATCCCCAATCACGCAATAATACATGCTGCTTCCACTATTGGCATAATGCAAGACAATTCCGCCGCTATCGGATCTGTCTAAGTCTGCGTACACACTCACATTTGCTGAGGAGGCAATACCGTTATAGATGAGGAGGCCGTGGGATCCGCCTGTTACTGTTAAACGGCTGCTTGCCGTGTCCCACACCCAGGAGGCCAAAGAGCCCCCTGATCGGAATGTATTAACATAATTTGAGCTTGTCAAAAGATTGAATGAGTCAATTGTTGGGGCTGGTTGCTGATTGAGGCCTGAAATAGAGCCGCCATTTGCCACATTAGTATAAGAAGAACCATCTAGGCTTGTGGCCACAACAACCGTTGTGTTCGTCGGCGTGATCGCATTCCAGAATACGAGCGTACTCCCACACGTACCTACCCCTTGCAAGGGGAGAGCCTTGCTTATGCGTGTGCCTGAACTGCTAAATCCACCCAGAACGCGACATACGAAGTATTGAATTTGAGGCAATGATGCCGCGCTAGCAGTAGTAAGCGTAATTCTAAATCGAAGATTTATGCCTGATAGCGACTGGCCAGCTGTCAAATTCGGGACAGATCCACCATTGGTCACCGCCTGCCAACTAGAACCACCATTGATTGTTGACTCTACAAGAACAAGTGTGGACTGCTTGCCAACGCTCCCATCTATCCACGTAACGACACTGCCACCATAGGTACTGGCGCTTGCCAACGATGTGGATGCCGACAACCATGATCCAGTAAGCCCTGGCACCGTTAATCCAAAATTATTAAATTGTCCCTGGTATCCTTCTGTCGTACTTGAATTGGATGTTCTGAGTCCGACATATCCAGATCCCGTATATGTGCCATCATTTACATCTATATATTTTATATCATCCAACCATACTTGATGGTTAGATCCATTAAAAATAACTTTTAATTGATGCCAAGAATTAGAGCCAATGGATATTGATACAGATGCAAGTTGCGTACGGCTTCCAGTTGATGATTGGCTACTATTTGAACCTTTTTGCAGTGCTACAGTACTTGGGGTAACCTCAACGGCATATGCATAATTTGAATCCCAATTGCTCCACCCAGTTGTACGGTACACAACTCCGACTTTCCCATACGAAACATCAGTATATATGTCGCATTCAAGAAGAGCGTTATCTCCTTGTCCCAGCCAATCAAGCCGTGATCGACCTTCTAAATTATTGCCAAGCTGAATCCAAAATTTCTTGTAATTGCAATGTTGATTGACGGTCGTGGTAGATGGTCCTGACGATCCTCCACCATAGATTGTCATATTGTCCGTGTTTGCCTTACTCCATTCACGGACGCCCCCAGGCAGAAGGAGAAAGATAGAGGGGGCTTGCGTATTTGTAAATGATGTGCCAGATGCATTCCATTCAGCACTAGTAGTCGCAGAAATAGTTACATCTGATTTTGAAGCGCTATATGAAGGATTAAGAGTACAAATAAAATTTGTTAATATTGGTTTTGACTCAGGAGATGCACCTATTAATTGCTGAAAGGATTGTCTGAATGTGATTGTTTTGGATGCAAGCGAAAGACCGGCAATCAAACTGGGCAGAGGTGCGTTATTTACGCACTCAATGTAACTATTGCCGCCATTCAAACTATATTCCAGTTTAATATTTGTATTTTCTGGTATTATCCCTGCCCACGAGACAAACGAGTCTTTCGCTATTTTTGTTTGATCTATGTTATAAGAAGGGCTTACACGATTTGCAGTTGAACAATCATAAGTATCGACTACAGTGCATGCAATATTGCTATATCCGCTGTTTTGCATCTGCTTAGGCGGATTTACATTTAATGTGCCATTGAAAAATGTATTAATAACTCCATTATTTACATCTACTTCAAGTATGTTCTTTATATATATTGCATATGTTCCTGCTTTATCACCTTCAATTGCCACATCTACATGTGAAATAGTCTTTCCATTAAAATTATCCAGTAGAAATTTGCGATGATACCATTTGTCATTGGCAAAACCATCAAGATTTTGACTTGGATGGGGTAAAAGATTTTGGAGATCATGAAATGGATACGTCTGTGTCAAGCCACGAAGCGTAGAACCGTCCGTAAAAATTATATCTACTCCTGCTCTCATATCTGGAGAGGATGCATCTATCCAGATATCATAGGCAAGATATCTACTAGCAATAATAGATATTGAGCCTGATGAGAAGATCTTGATGTATGTATATGCATTAGAGTCAGAAACAAGCGATTGTGTACCAACAATCTTGATAGCAGGTGTAGAAGTAGGCGCTAGTGTATTAGAGGCGGATGTAACGCGGTCAAGCGTTCCTGAGCTAAATATAGATGTTGTATTCTCTGTAATTATTGTCTTAGCTCCTGCATGAGATAATTCAAGATTACCATTGTCTACACTGTTTGCTGCTACTGTACCACTGAGCGTGCCAGCTGCAAAGTCCGCTTGTGTGTCATCCACATCAATTGCATAGTTGGCAAGGATACCCAATGGTCCTAAGTCTTTTATTTGATCAACAACTATCGCACCTGCATGCTGGCTTATGTACTGCTTATTTGATGTTTTTGCATCAAGTATTGCTGTTTTATCATCGCATTCAATGCTATGCAGTACAGGTGTTGTCATGCCTGCACCTGTCTGTTTTGTTCTCCTAATTGTATGGATAGAACCTGAAAAGAGCAATCCTTGTAGAGTGTCCGTTAATGTAACTAATTGCCCTTTTTTAAATGAGTATGCAGCATTGTCATCCTGCACAATGAATGAACATTTAGAGCGCTCTTCAATCTTATCGGGTAAACTCCAAGATTTCTCTTTAATCGGATATGTTGAGCCTGCAATAGTAAGAGTGATATTAGATGCTGTCATGCTCTTATTGGCCCCCTTCTACTCTCCTTCAGCACCCGTGTTTGTATTTTATCCGTTATATCCCTACCATCCCAATAAACATGCACATGAATGTCTTCTTTGCTGCTTGCCCCTTGCAAGGGGGACTTGGCAAGGGATTGGATAGGAGTGGATTCCACTCCTTTGAGATTAATGCCCACTGGTTCGACCACGTGATTGATAGCAGTCCGCACAAGTGGTATACCTGCAATCATCCCCTTGCTGATTTGATTGCTTATCTCAGTTCCCTGATTTGCAAGATGCATCAGAGGTCCCATTTTTGCAGGAGATTTAGGCAGATGATCGCTAATGTATTGGGTAAGAGCTGCAATTGCACTTTTTACCGATCCCATGGCGCTTCTTATGCCATCTGCAATCATATTTGTAATGTTTGCGCCTGATTGGGATGCAGAAGATGCAAGACCATTCAATGTAGATACAATAGTGTTGACCATAGATTGAATGGTATCTCTTGCACGCTCTGGGAGAAGCTTTAACCAATCCATAATGCCATTTACAGTATTTGATGCAGGACTTGGAACAGAAGATGCAAGCCCATTCAATGTAGACACAACATCACTGGACATATTTTGAATAGCCGATTGCACTTGAGGTATACCGGTATGAATACCAGCTGCAATTTGGTTGCTTATCTCATTTCCCTGCTTTGCAAGATCTTTTAGCGGCCCCATCTTTGCAGGAGATTTAGGCAGATGGTCAGCAATGTATTGGGTTACTGCGTTTATTGCACTTCCCACTGCCCCTATTCCTGCTCTTATGCCATTTGCAATATTATTTACAATATTTAATCCACACTGGTACGCAGAAGCTGCAAGACCGTTCAATGCATTCACAACAGTTGCAGACATAGAACTAATAGCAGCACCGGCACGTCCTGGTAATTGCTGAAACCATGCAATAATTCCGTTAACAATTTCAGATGCTTTGGTTTGTGCAGCAGTTAATAATTCATTTAATTTAGCTATTGCAGTATTATACATAGATTGAATATGTGCACCTACAGTTCCCGGCAATTGCTGAAACCATGCAATAATGCCGTTTATAATTTCAGATGCTTTGGTTTGTGCAGCAGTTAGTAATTCATTTAATTTAGCTATTGCAGTATTATACATAGATTGAATATGTGCACCTACTTCGACTGGCAACTTAGCAAACCATGCAATAATGGCATTGATCATGTCAGGTATGATAGAATGCCCTACCAGCGTATCCCATAACCCTTGGAAGAAGCCTACGATCCCCTGACAAAACCCTACAAGAATGCCCCCTATTACGCCCGCTGCGGTCAAAAACAGCCCTGCGATCACATCCCACAGCCCTTTAAATATCTGGACAAAACCGCCACCAATACGAGCTAAATCCCCTCCAAGCTGATCAAATCGGAATGTGATCAAATCCATAACAAGTAGGAATACGCCACCCAGAACATCAAGTACGCCTGATACAATCTCGACCATACCCGTAAAGACACGGACAATACCGCCTATTGAAGCAGCTAGACCCATTGCAAGTGCAACAACAGCAGCAAACACAAGCCCAATCGCAACAAGCAGAACACCACCCAATATCTTGCCAACTACTTCAAGTGCAGGTTGTATTTTTTTAAATGCAATACTTAATTCATTCCACGCGGGCGTAAACTGCTCAACAACCACGGCCCACACTTTCATAAAAACAACACCAAGAGCATCCATAAAGTCGCGGAACGGTTTTACATTATTATAGAAGTAGACAAACGCGGCGGTGAGGCCTGCTACAGCTGCCACCACAAGCAGAATAGGCCATGCAGCAGCTGCCTCTGCAATGGCCGCCGCTGTAGCTGCAATGGCAATGGCCGTGAACGTAGCGGCCAACATGGCCCCTGTGATCTGGAATGCGGCCATTGCACCTTCATTCTCCCTGAAGAAGGTCACGACCCTTGTGCCAACATCTACAAATTTGGACATTTCTTTGCTGGCACTTGTTAACGCGCCCGATATTGCATTTGTAGCATTTTCAACAATATGGTTTTCTTCAGCCCATTCAATCATTTTTCCAATTAATGGTGCTACTTCATCGGTAAAAGCTGTAACAGCAGGAATAAGCGCATTGCCTATCTTAATCTGAAGCGACTCAAGTGATCCCTTGGCCTTGTCCCACGATGCTTGCGCACCTGCTGCTACTGTGGAAAATGCGCTATTTGCTGCACCTGACGAATTAGTTATGCCATCAAGTGCTTTGGTATAATCGGCAGCGCCTTCTGCTGCTATTGTAGTCGCTGCAATGACTGCATTCTCCTGTCCCAACATTGTGGTCATTGACTCTGTATTGCCATTGGTCACTTCGCTTAAATACGCGACTCTACCAGCTAAATCCAGCGTTTTATACTTGCTAATATCAAATGTCAGATTTAGCTTTTCTGCCCTGTCTGTAAGCAATGAAAAGCGAGATGATGTCTGAAGAAGTGCATTAAGAGCATCAGCAGCTTGCTCAGAAGACGGCATGGTGTTTGTCATAACGGCAAATGCTGCATTTACCTCTTCAAATGCAATTCCTGCATTTGACGCATTTTTTGCCATCTTGCCAACAACAACGGCATAATCTTCCCATTCGGTTTTTCCTGTGCTAACGGTTTTAGTCATCATGTCAATAGCTTCTGCTACTTCCATGCCAGGAAAGATTGCCAGCGCCGCTGTCAACGCATTTGCAACATTCTGAGTGCTGGTCATGCCAACGCTAGCAGCTTTTGCCGATACTTCTAGGATCTCCATGCTGGTCTTAGCATCGTAGCCAGCGGAGGCAACGTAGTACAGACCTTCGGCAAGATCCTGGGGACCCTTGCCCACCCGTCCTGCCATGCGAAGAATAGCGTCACTTGCAGCATCTACCTCTTTCTTCGAAAGACCAGCCAGAGCGTTTACCTTGAGCATGGTTGCCTGAAAATCTTTTGCAGGACCAACGGTCGACGCTAGAGCGCCGCCAAGTGCTAGAGCCCCACCAGCTGCTATTGTAAGCCCTACTGCTGTGATCGCCTTCGCTTGCTCGCCCATAGACTCAAGCGATCCCTTAAGCGCATCTGCCCCCCTTGCAAGGAGGGAGGACTTAGATGTTGCATCTTGCAGCGCTTCGGACAACTTCTTGCTTTCCGCGTCGACTTTAGCCATGGCGTTGGCAGCAGCGTCTTCTGCTACCTTGACATGATCAGCGGCTAAAGCAGCTCTTGCCTGTGCTACTGCTATCTGCTGTGCGCTTGCTGTGCCCGCTAATGCCATATCATCGGCTTTTTTGAGTGCAAGAGCCGCCGATGCCTGTGCTACAGATAAACGAGAGGCGCTCTCACCTGCCTTTAACTGCAATGAGGCAAGCTTAGACACATTGAGGCCAGCGGATTCTGCTTTCTTGGTCAACGCCTGGATAGAAGCCGTCGCACCTTTAAAGCTAGATGTAAGTGAGGATGTGGATGCACTAGCCGCGCTCTGCATATTATTCATGCTTTTCGTGGCAGATTGCACGCCTGATACAAGCTTTGTTATATCAGCAACATACTCAACTACCATTTGAGCTAAAAGCATTTAATCCTCACTCAAGTCTAATTCTATAACATCTTTATCTTGATTCTTCGCTCTTTCATCTTCTATCCGGTATAGTGCTGCTAAATCAGTAATCTCAGTACTCGGGAAAAGCTTTAGCATCATCCACACGGGCATATGATGCTCACGTGCTATGCGAATGTATAAGAGTCGCTCTCCACAATCGTTCCGTTCAAACCTTCTTTTTTTTCGTCTACATCCTCCGGCCTGAGACCTGACATCGGAGCTGCAATCTGCGAGATTTGCTCTAGGATCGCGCCCGATGTTTTGTTGAGCGGACCTATATCAGTGGGACTAAAAACCAGCTCACCAGCCTTCTCAGTTGGCTGGGTGACATATTCCCCCATCGCGTTCTTGAGACCAGGGAATTCACTGGAATGCGGATGATTATCATGTGGGGGACATGCAGGATCTGGATAGCGCGTGGTCAGTATTGCGAGCATTGGGTAGAGCTTTTTGAGATTAACCCTCGCTTCGGTTGTATTGCCTTTTTTGATCATATCAGTCGACTTTTGAAGCAGTTCCGCTCTTTCCTCACCAGAAAGCTCACGAACTGTGATCCATACTTTCCAACGCTCAATATAATGCGACTCCTGCATTAGAGGTGTTTCGAATGCTATTTGCCTGATATCCATAAATAAGCTTCTTTCTACGCATTTGTTAGATAAACTGCACCGTCTATGATAAAGTCTAGATCTTCCATTTCAAGATCACCGATAGCTACCTTTGCACCATCCTTTTGCAAATACCCGAAACACTCTAAACGCAATGTTGTAGCTACATCTAGCACAATAGAGGCAATAAGAGTATCAGCAGTGCTTACAGTTGCAAGATTGACATACGTCCCATCCGCTAAAAACTTCCCAATCTTGAGTGATCCACTAAGCAAGCCTCCTTTATAGGTCCTCCATCGTGTCGGCGTGCTTGACGTGGTGAGGGTTGTCGACTCCGCTATGTCTCGTGACAGATCAAATTCAACATCTTTGATCTCACCCGCCGCCGCATAAGGCAAATATCCACCCGATGCAATCCTTGCTTGATTGGTGCCACCAGCGGCGCTGGGGAACACCACAATGCCACCTACATGTTGCACAGATGTAGGCGTAACCGTATTCCATGAAGAGCCATTGCTTGACTGTTGAAACACCAATGTAGATGTTCTGTCCCAATATCTCTTAGTCTGCGCTCCCGTTATATTAAATTTGACATTATCGCCTGAATTGGTTAATGCCTCATTGCTAAATGCGACATTCGGAGTAGATGTCAACAGGAGTTGGGAATGAGAGCCGTGTACTGGACCTGCCATACTTGCCTCCTAGGTGTAGGTGACCGCGCCCGTAATCTTCACTTCCCAGTCAACTGTCTCTACATCCCCAATAGGTACCTTACCGCTAAACTTCTCCACAATTGCAGATATTGCAAAATACTTTGTCGCGTCAAGGTACAGCGACATAGTAAGCGCGGTATCAGTAACTAGACTATTCCAAAGCGCTAACTGCCCGTTAGTATCAGTCATGTCGAGGCGTCCGCTAAACTTTGCAGAGGCACCTGTTAGACCCGCAACAAATGTTTTCCAAGGTAGTGAGCCAGCTGCAAACTTTGTTGTTTCGTGCGTATCGCGGGATACATCCAGAGTCCAGTTATCTATCTCTGCAACTGCATTAGCCCCATTCTTAACATTTCCGGCTTTACCATGAAGTACAGCCATTAGATTGCCTCCGTTCCTATTCTGTATCTATCGGTCATATGCCATTTATTGATACTTGTAGAATTATCCGGTATTAATTGACCAGAGTCATACAAGCATGAGATGCATCGAAAATTGCTGCCAAGTGATAGACTTGCGTAATCTAATGCGCTAAAAACAGCATCACTCATCTTTAGCGCCTGTTCTTTACCCTTGTATTCACTCCACCCATCAATGGTTGCTACTACATGCAATCCCTTCTTTGTAAATGTATTCTCAGGCGTTGATATTGATGTTCCCAATACCAAATAAGGAGGATTAAGCCCCAAAGGCACATTGTTATCATCAAATACCGCTGTTTTGCCATCTGAATAAGGCAATAGCGCAATCAATCCTGCATTATTCTTCAATACAGAATATATTGCAGTCCATACCTCAAGTTCAGATGTTGCCATTTTACACCTTCATTGAACGGATATCTCTGATAAATCCTTGCCTATTCTTCTCAAAGGAATTGAACAAGTATGGACGTGCCTTCATCTTGTATGTACCATTGTGTACATACACACCGTAAAATACATTGTTGCCTATCTGTCTCAGCAAAGGAACTTTATATACCTCAATGTCGCTTCTGAGCAATCCTGTATCTACTGGGCATTCTGCTTTGGCATCTGTCTTTGTTGCCTCTGCTACGCTATCCAGAGCAACTTCTGAATGAGCAATGATCTTATCGATGCTCTTCTGTATTAACGCTGCAATGTCTGGCCCTTTGATCTTTACAGTGATATCTGCCATGTTTCACCTTGCTAGGATAACTGCGCTTGCGAACACTTGATAGGATGTCTCTCCATAAGGAGCTAAGACGTTATAAGAGATCTCTCCCGTGATAATCTGGTCATCTACGCGGATATCAGTTCCTTTGGGCGTATAGAGCTGCTTATAGCCTATGCCGGTGTCCTGTTGAGCGTTCACGAGCTGCTGAGGGATCTTCTGCCCAAGATCAATCAAAGCGCATAGTACAGATGCAATTGTCACCCAATTATCTGTACTTCCTCCCAATGCGTCAATAATTGGATCATTGCGAAGAATATTGCATGTATCTTTTAAGAGCAGATCAGCGCCTAAATCTGCAAGATCCTGCATGTCCACATCATCAAGAATTGCCATCAGAACTCCCACGCGGTGCTAGGCTCAAGGAAATCAAGCGTAAGACGACCCATTTGGAACGACTGGGCTCCTCCTACTACAATCCCGTATTGCGTCAATTCTTTCGCTGCAAGGTTCCTAAGTGCAACTGTATGATTTGATATTTGCGATCTTTGAGCATCAATAGCTCCACTACCAGCTTTTACATCAAACCGTAAAGCAAACAACGTTACAAAACGATCTAACGCGTAGTAATTCAGGCATGCAATGTATTTAAGGACATTAGACTGAATAACATCTGCCGTTGCAAGCGCACTCTCTTCATATCCCAACTGGCGCAATGACATATCTAATGCGCCATTATAGGCATCTGTTATCTGCTGAGCCGTAAACTTAGCTTCAGCAGCTAACTCCCTATATTTCTCAGTTAAATATGAAGTGGCAGATGCTCTATTCATCTATTCCTTGATCTCTTTGCCATTGCAATCAACTATTACGCCATTCACCATGTAACGCCCGCCAGGAATGGACTCGTCAAGCTTCTTCTCTTCCCCTTGCAAGGGGGATGGGAGGACAGGAGAGACAAACGGCATTGGCATTGCATCTATAATAAATGTGTCTTTCTTTTCTGCCATGTTACATACTCCATGCACTTGGTGCGCTATATGTGGCATTGGTAGTCAAAAGACACGCTCCGTTTGAACGCTCTAGAGTACTAATGCCGTATTCACGCTCAATGAACTGCGCACGCAATGGGAATGTTTCCATTTCAGCTGCAATATGCAGAGAAGCGCTGGCATCGTTCCTAATGCGCATCCTAAGAGGCTTAGGTGCAGACACATTATAGAAGAATATGTAGTTCGACGGGACCCATGGACGTATGAAGATCTCAGCAGACCCGAATATCCCTATTGAACGATCCAGGTTATTCTCCATATCAAGCGATTTTGATGCTGCAACGGTGGTGTCAGCTGCAAGCCTCAGTCTGGCATCGTAATACGGATAGAAGCCAGAAAACCCTCTAATAGTTGTTTCAAGGTTCTTGGCCGCATAGATGCGCATTTCCCCACTGAGATAATGCTCAAGAACGGTGTCAATCCCAGTGGTCAAGTCGCCTGCTATGAATGATCCGGTACCAAGGTAGTGCGTGTGCGTGCTGGCCGTGAACACGTTGCCATAAGGATCGGGAGGAATGACTGCACTGTCTGCATTCAAGAGCCGTCTGAGGGGAAGCGTAGCGCCGTCTGTCCGCTTGTCCACATAGGTTAAGGCATTGGTGGGATTGAACAAAGCTGCACGGATAGCCTTGCCAATGTCTCGAATGTCGGCGTCTCTGATAGCAACAAGGATCTCGTCAAGGTCTTTGACGGTCTTATTCATCATGAAGAGCCGTGTTACTCCCCATGCAACCTGCTTGAGGTAAAGGGGGAAGCCAAGCGTAGTAGGACTAACTTGCATCTTCTGCACGTCAGGACGTGAGAACTGGTCACCATCGATCATGTCGACAGTTGCATTTCCTCCCCATGTGGTCAAACGATCGGTTGTCTTGACCACGAGATCGCTGGTGATCATATCGACAAGCTTATTGTGCGCGTCCAAGAACATTTGGACCTGCATGTACAGCTCAGATTCATCGTAGGTATTGAGGTAGTCAGACGCCGCTGCTTTTCTAGATCCAATTGTGTCGAGTACTTGTAAAGTTCCGAAAGCCATCTCGGCTCCTTTCTTCTGTTAAGAGCCTTAGTAGCTTCTAAACAAATCAATACGTGTTGCGTCGATGACCCTACCAATTGGAACAGTACCGCCTGTGGTTGCTGCTGTATCTAGGGCCCCTGCTGTTGTAGCGAGATAGGCAAAAGACCCAGGTGAGAGCGCTGCACCATAGGCAAAGCGTACATTCCAATACAAACTGAGTGCATCACCAGCAGCAGCAGCTTCCGGCGCAAAACCATCCACAACCGCAGCTGCATCCGCCGCCGTACCATTTGATCTCCAGATCTTGCCGTCTGATGTCTTGATATAGCACGCATCACCAGCCGCTATTGCTTCTCCTGCAAACAATCCTGATAGACTGCAATTGGTAGGAGGCGCGGCGGTGGTGATCGAAGGCGTGCCTGATTTGGCTATTGCTGCCATTTTAATCCTTCCCCGCTTGTAAAGAGCGGTTTAAGATGATGTGCCAGGGTTTAAAATCTGCTATATTGCCCAGTGGCACGTAATTTGTCAAATGCTGATTGCGCTGCTTCTTTTGCAGATCCATTGGATGGTTTGGGGTTAGGCCCGTTGCCTGGTAAATTTGCTTTTTGCTGCATGGTATTCACGAGAGACTGCAACTTCTGAACTTGTGCGTATCGAACTTCTACAGGTATGTCGTCGCTTGGAAGCAAGTCTTTGACCTCTTTGGGCCAGTCTTTGGATTGTGCTTTGATCTGTTCTGCTAAGAGAGCTGATAGATCGGTGTATCGTTCTTGCACAGGTTCTAGCTCATTAACACGTGCTTGATGTTTTTCTGCAAGTTGCTTAAATTCGCCTTGCTCTTTGAGTCTAGCTTCTTCAGCAGCTTTATTGATTTCTTCTTGCTTGCGGCGCTCATCTCGATATTTCTTATTGTCTGTAAGAAATTCATGATTTTTGCTTTGCAGTTCAGAGATTTGCCGTTGCAAATTCTCAATTGAGGGAATATCACCTTGTGACGTGATAGGGGCCCCTTGAGCCGGTGATGTGCCGATCGGATCTCCATGAGATGGATCGACTGGAGGTATGGTCATATGGTACATCGCCTTTCTTCTTTTGTCAAGGGTTGACTAATTGCGGGCATATCAGGAATACCTTGCGCAATCTCTTCAATGGATTTTCTGCACAAATCAATAGACGCAATATTTGCAACAATATGCTCTGCAAAACTAACCAAAAATGCATTAATTACAATTTTATCATGCGGATCGCAGTTGATGCATGAAAATATATTCTCAACGGTTTGTTCAAACTGTTTGCTCACATCTTGCCTTTCGAATGGAATGTTTTATACGCCTCAATAATGGGCAGAATATGCGCTACTTCATCCCTATCAGCTCGCTTTTCGCGCTCAGAAAGATCTGAATACGAGGTATCAATTTGCCGTTGCCAGCGGTCTGCTAACCCACAAGGAATAGTGAGACTGCCATCTGGATTAGGCTCGCAACTGGAAAACAAATATTGCATCCAACACGCCCACGAGGCGCGGTGTTTATACGCTAATTCCTCTATAAATTCTTCTTTTGTCATGTGCTTACCTCAAATCATGAACATCTTCTATTGATTTAATGACACATGCAACAACATCATCTACAAACCGTAAAGCTTCCTCTTGCTCTTTTAACAAGAGGCATCTCATTCTTACGATCGTTTTAAAGCTTTCGGCATGATCTTTGATGTGCTGAATGTGCCTATCTCTGTCCTCATCAGTTTCTACTTTTGGATGCATTTATCTATCCTTTCTTCTGCCCAATAAGCCCTTGCTTATCCTGCACAGGCGGGTTCTTCGCCATAATTTGCTGTTGTTTATCCATTGTGTCAAGTGCTGCTTGCGCCTCTTTATCTTGCAATTGCTTCAATTCTGCAAGCTCTTCCTCTGTCCATCCCTCTTCTCTCAAGACAAGCTCTAGAGGTACGCCAGCCGTGTTAGCAGCTTGGACACCCTGCCATAGCGCAAGGTTCTCTTGAGCACGCTCTAGCTTTGTTGAGGTGAGCAATGGCCTGGGCATGATGGATATCTCAAGATCACCTCGCTGATAACTTTCAAGGTTAAAAGAAATGAATTTCTTCTGCTGATTGGAGAGTTGTCCCCACGCGCCCGATGATGCACGCATACCAGCAATTGCAACTGCCATCTGAAATAACTTAATATTCTCCTGATCATAGGAAGACTGGGCCTCAATCATCTTTGTCTCGACATCTCCCATCATACGATTAGCGCCTGGTCCAGTAACCTGACTCATCGTACGCAACTCCTGATAGAATGTCAATTCAGGATGATCATGCTCTATTTCCCCTATAAGCCTGTCCATGTGCACAGCCGCATCTGCAAGAGATAAATCTCCTGCAAGTGGATGTACGGTGGAATCAGCAGGCCCACTCAGCATGAGCACGCTTTCCTGGTCAGTCGTAGGCTCCGCAAAATCAGAGGTGGCACTGCGCTTCTGGGTTGTGAATAAATTGTTGATCTTAGAGCTAGATGCAATCAGAAGAGGAGCGCCTATTACCTTATGTATCTGGTCATGCACATGAGAGGCTAGATTATTTAATTCATCGATCTTGCCCATGCTGCCCGATATAACAGGAGCGCCGTGATCACCTCCCATATCTGAATGCTTAATCCATACAGCAGGAACAAAGCCATATGGGTTTTCTACCACTGATCCATATCCATAATCAAATGGCTCGTCATCCTTGAAATACTTGAAATAATCCTGATCAACTTCTTTCTTGTATTTATGTTGCCCATACTCTTCGCTATATGTATAATATTCTAATGCATATTCTTTCACATTGCCTGCACTGTCAAGATCTAAGGCGCACACATGTCCTGGCCAAACAATCTCAAGACAGACCTTGCCTCTATCTGGCTCATCTTGGACCTCTACCAGGACAGAGCCCAGTGCAGCCCCATACCGCACCTCGACGCTTTTCTTTTGTTGCCAGTTACTCCATTGCCATATCTGAGCAATGGCACTCTTGAGAGCAGGCGGTGTGTCCTTTGAAAATGGGATTGCCAAGCTCACCCCGTCAGGCAAGTTGTCACCATCCTCACTGAGCACGCCTGGATAGATCTGGCCAGCATAAAAGTTGACAAGACGGGTAGTAGGATTATAGATGAGCCTGATGTTGCGATAAAGATTGTAGTTGGATTTATATGCAGACCATGAGAGCTGTCCATAAGCCCCGCTATGCGAGGAATTGAGGAAGCGTGCGGCTTTATCAAATGCTGAGCTATTGTAGTACGACCACAGCAGGTCGTACTCACTCATGCGCTGGTAGAATGATTGTGATTGAGTTGAGCCAGGCTCATCAAAAACACGTCTTGCTGCTGTCCATGCAGCTTGACCCGCGTACCATACTTGTGACATAAAGCTTCCTACTCCCATATCAATATCCTACATACTGAGACAAAGCACTAGACGTATCAGCATCTAATGGTTGTATTTCACGCATTTGAGTTGCAAACCAGACAAGAGCAAGGCTAATCACGCAATCATCGTGACAGCCAATAGGAGCGCTATAGATGATATTACGACTTGGACTAAGATGATATTCAAACTGCCTCAATTCATTGATAACTACTAGTATATTTGGCATAGTAAAAGCTTTATCTTGAATACCAAGCTGCAACGTCTCAATTAATATCTTTTTTGATGTATTATTAAACAAGTACCCATCACAATTCGGGTATTTTTCTCTGAGCAACTCAAAAACCACATCACCTGCACCAGTGGAGTCCATTAACACAAAAGCGTTAAACTTCTTGGCTATAGCTATTACTTGCATTACTTGATACATATAATCAATCTGATTAAATCGATCAAACCATACAACTTTACGTGTTGTAGCGTCCATAAGCGTAATAACGCTATAATCTTGATACTTGGCGGGGTCCCAACCAATAACATATTCATGCATATACTCAGGAGAATAATCAGGATCTAACGTACCTTCAACTATACTGTCAATTCGCCTGAATACGCCTGCTGACTCTTCAAGGAATTCCGCAAGATACTCCTGAGCAAATGCATCCTCTGGAAGTTCTCTTCTCGCTGACTCAATTTCCTCTGGGGGGATATAGGGATTAGAGGAGGAGGGTGCTCTGAAGCTCTCCCAATCGGGATACATAGCGTCTAGCCCTCTGTGATACAACATGTAGAAGAAGTTGCGGCCCTTCGGAGTGCCAAGAAATAAAGCCATGCCTCGTGTGTCTGAGAGGCATGGACGCAATACCTCAGTCCACGCCTTCTCATCCACATCAGCACACTCATCGATAACCAGGAAATGAATACCGTTGCCTCTTAATGCATCATAGTTGTCTGATGAGCAAAACATCATACGAGAACCGTTGGGGAGTTCTAGCGTCAATTCAGAGTCTGATTTATGTGAAGCGAGAGAGGAAAGTGCGTTTTTAATAAGTCTATACGCTATTTTAGATTGTCTATAGGTAGGGGAAACCCATGCGCCTAATATACTATTGTGTTCGCATGCAAATTTGATAATCTCATTGCATCCAAGATACGTCTTCCCAAAACGACGCCCACATGGGACAACACGAAAACGCGCTTTGCTCTTATGTACAGGCACTTGACCAGGATGAGGGGAATACAAATGGACAGTTATATTATTTATCATCATTGCCCTCTAATGCATCATTGCCCCATACCGTCCTTATATTAATTGAACCACTTACATCTAGTTCTTGCTTCTCTCTAAATTCTTTCATGCGGCTTTTTGCAAGAAACTGCAAGAGAGGATCGCTATATTTACGAATATCCATTGGATTGCCATGCTCATCGCGAATAATTTTTCCTGCACTTACAAGAGGCTCTTCCCACCCATCTACTGCTCTATGAAATATAGCCCTGCGAATAACATCATTTGAAACCTCTACAGAGCTATCCCATTCTTCTGCAAATTTACTATCATCTTTTTTCCATTGATATGCTGTTTTCCTTGAAATACCTGAAATTTGACATGCAGTGAGAACATTCGCTTCTCTTCTGAAAGCTTCTATGAACTTTCTTTTTACTTCTTTTCTTTCGTATGGCTGCATAATTATACTCTCACATGTAAGGTAGTTACTCTGTCACTTCGTTTCCCAGGATTTACGCTGCATATCTTCCATATCTTAAATATACAGCAACTTGTCAATAGGTTGCTATGAGATTGACAATATTTATGTCTGGTGGTATACTCGTCTTAGCAGTTGCTTTTGTAGCTGCAAGCAAACTTATAAGAAACCCGCTGCATTTAGTCGGTGCATGGCGGGTTTCTTGCCGTCTGCAAGCAAGAAACTACAAATTATCCAGAACTGACTTCGCCCCTTTCCTTGCCTCAGATTGTTGCAAACTTTTAAGGTATTGCTCTGTAACACTTAAAGAACTATGACGCATCAATTTGCTCAAGATATAGATATCTCCTCCATTTTTCATGAACAATACAGCAAAAGTGTGCCTCATCGTGTGCGGTGAACACCGTACACCTTCTATATGTGCCCACTGGCCTAAGCGATCAAATATTCTCCATAAACCTGATTTGGTAAGTTGCTCTCCATATCGATTGACAAATACAAAAGCCTGATTTCTATTCTCTTTTGCGT